TATATTCCGTCAGGATGCAATACAAAAACAAAATTCAATTTGGAGGTCTACCTCCTGTCGATGTCGACAAAATGCGAAAGCGCAGAGCTGGAGCTCGCCAAGTGGTCAAGGAAGATGGGCTGGAGTCCAACACTTTCACAACCTATGATCATGAGGTTAAATTCGAGAACATCAAAGCGAACGTCAATGTTTGCCGTGTCAAAAATGACGACCCAGAGACTGGAGTCGGGGTCGCTAAAGGCGCGATATTGGCTGGCGTTCCGCTCACTGTGCCCAGTAACACAGCTGCCGCGACCACACATGCTATGAAGAAAAGGTGTGATTACAAACCTTCTCTTAAGGATATCTCCTCCTTCCGGCGAGGCCATGAGTTGCTCATGGCGAAGTTCAATAGGTTGGAGACGATTCGAGTGGACAAAGATCTCATGGATGAGTACTTTGCCACGTGTGAGCCGGGGAAAGCAAAGAGGTTGTTGGAAGCGTTGGATGAGCACCAGTGGTGCAGTGAGATGGATACAAAACACGTGTTCGCGAAACAAGAAGTCCTCCTAAAGGAGCATAAGTCCCAGCCGCGCATTGTCTATCAAGGAACTGACATGTACAATGCGTTAACTGGTCCTGTTGTGATGGAGCTGAACAACAGGATGAAACAGGTCTTCTCAATGGCCAACCCTCTTAATACCGGCAATGTCGCACTGTATGCGTGCGGCGCTAAGGGTGAGGAATTGGGGGAGATTATGGAGCAGGCTAAAGGCGTACCTGTGGAGAGCGATGCAAAGAACAACGATGGGAGTCAACCAAAAGAACTTAGGAAGTATGAAGCTATGTTCTATTGGAAATTGGGAGCCCCGGAGTGGTTCGTTCGTGAGTTTGCGCGTACTATCAAAATCCGAGTGTGGACCCGTTATGGGATCTGCGCCCCTATCGCTGGTCAGCGTTGGTCCGGAGAGACGACGACGACCACCGGCAATTCGTACACGCATATGGCATTGATTCAGGCTGCGCTGGAGCGCGCCTCTATTGAGGAATCAACGAACGTTCACGGGGGGGACGACTACCTTGGGTATGTCGTAGGTGACGAGTCCAAGTTCAAGGCTGCGATTGAGGAGGTCTTCGATGACACTGGGATGGTCGCCGAAGTTGCCCCGCAGAAGGACCGTCATTTTGCCACTTTTTATCGGAAGCGGTATATACGCGGCACCATAGGGTGTCGTCCCGTCCCACAATTCGGGCGCGTGCTCGCTAAGCTTAACTTGAGGCCTAACCGAAATACTCAAGTTAACGATCGAGATTACATGAGCGGCAAGTATTTGTCTGCCGCTTATGAGCATCGGCACGTCCCCGGTATAAAGAATCTCCTACTCGCAACAAGCGCAAGACTGTCTGACAACCCCTATCTTGATGTTCGAACCTCAAAACTCAAGGAGATGGGGGGGAGGGATAACGTCCATGCAGTAGTGGAGAGGGTTAGAGAGCATTCGATCGACGATTTTTCTTCTTATCTTGATGAAGTCTATGGCATCACCTATAACGACCTTTTCGATGTGTACGAACGTGCCGCTCAGAGTTGCTTGGACTACTGTGAGGGCTGGACGTTCGTCGGGAAGGACGGCAAAGTCAACAACAAGAAAGGGAATTCAAAGTACATCGCGCCCAAGATGTCCGGCGATACAATCGAAGCCCTAGTCCGCATGGATGTGCAATGAGTAAGAGTACTGACCACTTGGGACATGTGAGTAGCAAAAACA